CCATGCATAGTTTCCATTTTTGCATGATATAGTGGATATTTTTTAGCGGCTCCTGTGTGTCCGCCTTCGTTTGAATTTACAAAGTCATGAATCTCATCTGTAACTTTGATTTGATATATGTTATATTGCATAAAAACTCCTACCTTTTTATTTAAACTATACATATATTATAGCAAATAATTAGATATTGTCAAGCCTTTTAGTCATAAAAAAAGGGCAGTAAAACTGCCCTTTTTAAAAGTTTTAAAAACTTATGATGCTGTTGAACCCAATGTGTTCTGGATTCTGATCGGTATGTAAATAAACTCTACTGCTTTCACTGGTTGTACAGCAATATCAATGTATAGTTCGTTTCTATCGATTCTAGCCGCAGTATTATTTGTTGTGTCACAAACTGTAACAAAGTCAAATAATCCACGTTGTTGTACTAATTGAGCTAACAATCTGTCTACAACTACTTTAGCATTTGCTCTTGTAACCTCATCATTTGGTTCAAACAAGAATGGTTTTACTGCATCATCAAGTTGTTCTCTGATGTAAATAACCAATCTTGAAACATTAACTCTGTCCAATGCACTTGATACTGAGTTAAGTGTTTTCTGTCCAAATACTGCAATTCCTCTTCCTGGGAAGTTACCAATTGGGTTAATTTTGTTAAGGTAAAGACTATCTCTTTGTCCTTCACTTAAACTAACTGCTTGGAATTCTCCAGTAGTTGCATCAAGGTAACCTGTAGACGTTGCATTATTAACAACACCTCTTTGGAAACCTGCTGGTGCAAACCAAGGGAAAGCAACTGAGTCATTAAATGCAATAGTTCTTAATGCCATATGTGAAGCAGGAACCATAACTGTTGTACCGTCTAGGTTTGTTGATAAACCATGTGGGTAGTAAACAGCCGCTTGTGAAGATGCACTAATAAGTCCGTCTTCTCCGTTCTCTGTCGCATTGCCGACATTAGTAGCCCAGTTTTGTGTGCTTGTAGCATCTGCTGATAATCTCATTGGAGCATCTGCAACACAAAATACTGTATCTTTTCTATTAACACTTAAAGCCAACATTTCGTCTAAACATTCTGCATATCCTGGAGTAGAACAAATATTAAATCTGTTTGTCTCATTTAGGATTTCTTGGTTAGCCACTAGTTGTGATTGCATTGCTCTTACAACTACTTTACGTTGTGCTTTTCTCAGCATATATGGTGAACCATCAGTTTTATTACCTGAATAATCTTTCCATAAACCGCTTGTTGCGTCGTATTGCTTAACATTACCTACTGAAGCCATTTTATTCCATGCTAACATATTAACAGGATATAATGCCGCATTAGGAAGTCCATTAGCAGTACTTAACAAAGCACCACTTGAACTTGCTCTAAAGTCACCAAATAAGATACCATCGCTGGTAACTTGGTCTGCATTATCTACTAATACCCAAACAGAACTTGCTCTCTTATAGATTTTAGGGAAGTTTTCTAAATCGCTACTATCGATCCAAATATCACCGTCTACTAAACTACTTGCGCCATCACTTTGTAATGTTGGTGCTGAAGCACTAAACTGAGCGTCATTCGAATAAGTTGCCCATGTACCTGCATTTTGATATAGTAAATCAATATTTGTATTAGCAACATTATTATCATACCATAATGTTCCTTGTACTGCTGGTCCTGTAATTGCGTTGTCAGATGCTTCATAACTTAATGATTTAAAGTTACTGTATGTTCCTACTGCAATATTAATGTCTGCTGGTGTATAACCTGAAACATTACCTGCCGCAAGAGCAATATCTTTACCGTCTGAAGTTGTAATTGTAACTTTACCTGCTACATTACTTGCAACTGCTGTTGTGGCACTAAATCCTGTTGCCCCATTAATACTTGCAACTATATCATCTACTGATACTGAAGACACGTCTGCACCTGCAAATGTAACTGGAATATCTGTTGCACCATTAATGCTGATGTTAATAGATACTTTATTAGCATGTGCTGTAAAGTTTTGTCCGTCTGCTACAGCACTTGAACTTGCAACTGAAAGTGTAGCACTTCCGTTATGTCTTTTCAATGTAAATGATGCTTCTGAACCGCCGTCTGCCCATAAATCACCAACTGCTGGAGATGGATATGTATTTGCATATACAACGTTTGAATCTTCTTCTGCTACAATATTCTCTACTGCAAAAGCACTAGTAGTAGTTGAATATTCTTTAACAACAATGTTTGAACCATTGTTAGGTGTTGTTTCTTGTAAGAAAATATCACCTGTTGATAAAGCACCACCACCTGATTTTGTTGTAGGTATTGCTAAATGGCTTGCAAACTGAAAATCACCTGCTGAGCCACTTACAGCACTTGACCAATTACTTGAACCGATCTTGTACCATGCATTTGCTATTTTTTCGTAAAAGTCAATAGTAGACTTTGTTGCACCTGTGCTAGTGTAGTAAGATACACAAAAGTCACCCGTTACGCCGAAAGCCGCTTTTGGGTCACCATTGCCGTCAACTTCTGACGCACCAGGTTTTTTAACTGTTTTTAACACCCATGCTGAGCTCTCATACCTTTTAAGACCCCATGAAGTTAAACTAGTGTCTAACCAATAGGCTCCGTTGGCTGGTGCTTTTGTAGGTGCTGTTGAACTTGCTGAAAGTTCATCAAGGTCAATGTCTGCTCTAAGTACATAGGCTCTGTTTGCGATACCTAAGAAACTGTAAGCGGCCATTAGACCATATTCATTTTGTTCTGCGCCATGTAAAGGTGTAGAACCACTTGTTTTAAAGACTGGATTACCAAAGTTCTGTAGTAATTCTCTTTGTGAAGTGATTTGATACAACTTACCGGCTGTTGCTGATGTGGTATATGCGGCTGTAGATGTTCCGTCTGGGGCCTTTTTGTCTTGTGCAGTTGCAATCACAATTAATGGGACTGATCCTGCACCAGCGGCCGCGTAAAACGATTCGTCTGATACACTTATACTAACACCAGGGCTAATTAATGTTGCCATGTTGTTCTCCTTAATTTATATTAGTACTAATAATATAGTAATAGTATTTATCAGATTTGCGTATTTTAGTGTATTTACGGATATTAGGCTGTATTAGGCTGTATTATATTAATTTAAGTGTCTGCTTAAACTCGCCTGTTTTCCAGTCTCTAATGTCTTCTACTTGCTTGGCTAGATCTTCGAGGGTTCCATTATTTTTAATAATGTAATCAACTGGGTAGCCTGCCCAATTCCATTCACTTTCATGAACATCTCTGTATTTGGTTGTCATTATCTTTCTGCTAACAACGTTATCGTGTGCCTGACTTGCTGTTCCAAACCATTCAGGAAGTTCTCCACGTTGTACCCAGATAACAACTCCACCCATGTCTTTAATTAAATCCAGTTCATTTCTGAATCTGGCGTCACTTATAACAGTACATGGTGTGTTTTCTATTTGTTTTCTTATTCTGTATTCCAAACTGTTTAACCAAATATCTTGGTCAAAATGATTTCTAAGTACTTCTGTACCTAATAATTGCAATGCTAGTCTGGGAGTAAAATTTGGCACACCTAATTTTTTAGTCCAAAATACATCAGGTGTTTCTCTGAAATCTCTGCTTTCTGTTGTATCACCTTCCAGCATAGATCTATCCCAACCAAAAATGCTGGAACATAAATCTTTAAGGGGGGCGGCAAAACTGTCATGAACACAACCACGTTCTACAAACATATTGGCTACTGTATCTTTGCCACTGCCTATAAAACCGGTTATTCCTATTAACATTAGCCTATCACAAATCCTAGAGGGGTATTACCTTCTTCAAAGTTATGTAATCGTTCTCTTAACGACTCAACTTCTTGTTGTCCTTCTGCCTTTAGAGCGTCACCATTAAGTGTAATGGCTCCACCGGCTCCAGGTAATCCTGATGTGTATTTACTTCTTGCTTCTCCTAACATAAGTTTAGATTGTGCAAGGGAGTATGCGGCTAACCAAGGATTGGCTCCCACATCTTTAAGCAAGATACTTTCAGGTATAAAATTATATACACCTACAGCAATATCTTCTTCATGTCTAATATTACGCATAATTTTTAAATTTTTAGTATTTCTGTTCCAAATAAAATTATACTCACTACCAAAGACACGGCCAATAGTTTCTTTGTATTGTGCAAATGCATCAAATACTGCTAGTCCACCTATTTGTCCTGCTTGTAACATATACATATTGTTAAATGCTACATCAAACGGATCAAAGTTGGTACCGCCACCACTATTAGTTCCTATACCTCTACGATATATACGCCTAACTTCCATTACTTCATCTGGTAAAGTGTAGTCAGTTTGCCCGTCAACAGTTTCGATAAAGATAATACTCTCTTCAACACTACCAGCACTTAACTGTCTATATGTACTTAGAGCTTTGTTAATTGCTATGTCGTAGTGTTCTCTGTCCAACTCAACATCTACTATGCCATCAGCCAAACGAAGTTGTAACTCACGTATGAGATCTTCTCTACTACTATATCCTATTGTATCTATTGCCATACTACTATTTATCGTTTTCCTTATTAAAAGGCCTTTAATATGATAGTATTCTCGTTTATTCTACCGTTCATTTTTATACCAGTAGTAGTAAGTTCGTCAAAGGACTTTGAGAACTTAGTTTTTGCTTTTCCTGTCCAATTTGTAATTTGTTCTTTAGGTTTACGCAAAGTTTTTTGTAAACTTAGATCTTCATCAAAATCTTGTATAGTAGTTCCTTTAACCATTAAGCCAGACCCAGGTCGGTTCATTGACCTTGGATCTTTTGTGTGGGCCTGATATACTCCTAACTTTCTTGTCTTAGTATTATATACCCAAATTTCATTTGCATTTACAATTTCAG